CGGAGCCCTCGCCGTAGCTGAGGGTGTCCCCCACGTCCTCCTCGATGTAGAGGGCGAAGTTTGGGTAGTCCACCTCCACATCGTACTTTCCCGGGCCGAAGATCAGGTCCAGCCGCTCCCGGAGGAAGATCAGCGTGAAGGGGGGCCGCAGGGAGAGGCGGTTGAGTACCCGCAGGCGGCGGAAGTCCAGGTCCTCCCCCGGGGCGGGCAGAATGCGCAAAATGGCCTCCCACTGGGCGCAGGTGCCCTCGTCCATAGTCTGGACGAAGAGGTTCTGGTGGATGAGGTCCATGCTCTCCGCCATGAGGCGCAGCTCCTCCCCCTCGCTGCGGCAGAGGTACTGGAAATCCAATATCCGCCGGAACCAGTGGGGGTAGTACTTGCAGATGTTGGTCTCAGGCACGGAGCGCCACCTCCCCCAGAACAGGGACCTGCTGGAGCTCTCCGGTCTCGCTGAGGGCCAAGTCCTCCGCCGCACCGTTGAGCGTCAGGTCCGTGACGTTGATGACACCGCGCACCGAGAGCATGGCCGCCGTCACCCGGGCGGCGTAGACCCAGGAGGCGTAGTCGGTCCGGCCGGAGGTCTCCGGGGTGTCCCAGTCCTGCCGGATGGAGAGGAAATAGGCCTCCACTGCCTCCACCAGCAGGGGCTTGAGCTGGTCCAGGGTATAGCCCCCTCCCACGGAGAGGGCGGCGGAGACGTCCACCGTGACCGCCTCCGGGGCCGTGACGGTGACGGTGGCCCCGATGGGGGCGGTGCCGTAGCCCAGGCCCTGGTCCGGGGGCGGATCGACCGTGTTCTGAACTGTCTCCACCAGCTCCGCCGAGGCGGGCATCCAGTCCGCCCCCAGGACGCTCAGCTTCACCGTGCCGCCGCCCCGCCAATGGGGGTAGACCTGCAGGCCGCCCACGCCGTCGATGGCGAGGACCACCCGCTTGTAGTCCGCCACGTTGCCGCCGAAGGGCTGTTCGGTGAGGGCGGCGATGGCCCGCCTGCGCAGGCTCTCGTCGTCCTCCTCGTCGTCCCCGGCCACCAGGATGTCCGTCAACTGGGCGGAGGTCAGGCCCTGGATGAAGGTAATGGGGAGGATCGGCCCGGCGTAGCTGTTGCCGATCTCCCCCGGGATTTCCGCCGTGAGCTGGAAGCGGCCCGCCGAGACGCGGGAGGTGACGGTAAAGTCGATGCTCTGGGCGCCGTTGACGGTGGAGAACCTGGCTCCGACAGGCACGTCCATGTTGAACACGCCAAGCCGCACTGCCGGGGAGGCCGGGTAGCGGGAGAGGCCCGCCAGCACCGCCAGCTTGTCCAGGTCCTCCCCCACGGCGGTCTGGACGAACCCGGCCTTCTGGACCTGGTCGAGAGCCAGGTAGAAGTCCTCCAGTGCGTAGGCGGCGGGGCCAAGGGCGGTCTGGATAAAGCCGCCCTCCCGCTTGTCGAATTTGCTGTCCACCTCCGAGAGCATGGCCGCCAGAATGGCGGCGTAGGTCTTGCCGGTGAAATCAATCATAGCTGTACCTCCAGGGTTTTCCGGATATCGCCGCAGACCGTGCGGACGGTCAGCTCCGCGGTCAGGGTGCGGCCGGAGACAGTGTAAGAGAAATCATCTATCCCCAGCACCCGCCGGTCGATACTCAGGGCGTCCCGGATCCGCCGCTGGAGCTCCGAGGCCACGTAGCCCGGGTCCTGGCCGATAAGATGGTCCCAGCTCACACCGAAGTACGGCCCGTAGATCTGCCAGCGGAACCGCTCCACGCTGAGCATGACCTCCACCGCCTGGGCAACGGCCTTCAGACCGTCCGCCATACCCTGGATGCGGTCCGTGTCCGGGTCCGCCCAGAAGGTCAGATCCGGCTGCTCCTGAAAAACGACGCCCTGGGAGAGGTCCGCGCCGCCGGTGGGTGTCGTGCTCATGCTGACGCCTCCCCGCTCTCGAAAATCCTAGAGAGAATGACGAACCTCTGCCCGTGCATGACCTGGAGCAGGAGGACCTTGTCTCCGGCCTCCAGGCCCCGGTTGAGGAGGATAGACCCGTCCTTTACCAGCAGGGGCTTCCCGAACTCCGTGCAGGCGATGTCCTCCAGGGCCTCCGACGTCTCGTAGGTACCGGTCAGATCGGTGGAGGTGCCGCCCTCCGGGGCGGCGTGGCTGTGGCCTAGGCCGGAAATCCGGTGGGGGTGCCTGAGGATGGGGATTTTCTTCTCCACCACCGCCGCTGTCAGGTACAGCACCGGAGCCCGGAGGGTGTCCATGGCTGTGTCGACGGAGATCTCCAGCGGGTCCGCCGCCGTGACCGTGCCGATGACCAGCTCCGCCGGGGAGAGCGCAGACGCGCTCTGCTGTGCGATTTGCTGTAGTGCGTCCAGAAGCTCCATAGCCGCCTCCTTACGGAATCAGTGTCTCAAAATCCATGGTGTGGGTATCGTTCTCAAAGGTGTGGGTGACCTTCTCCAGCAGCACGTACCGGTTCAGGTCGATGTCCCCCAGCCCGGGGATATTGAGCAGGATCATCTGCCCCGCCCGCAGTCCCGGGACCCCCAGGCTGGAGGCCTTCAGCGTGCGCATACGGCGGTTATAGTACGCCAGGGAGGCCTCCGCCTGGGCCCTGACCTGGGCGTCGTTGGCGTCGCCGTCCACGGTCTGGTAGAGCCGGAGCAGGCCCCACTGGGCGATGGTGCCGCTGTCCTGGGCGATGAACACGTCGGCGCGGCCGGTGGATTCGTTGGGCCGGACCAGCTTTACACTGTTGTAGGTCTGCTCGTCGATGTCGGTCTTGTAGGTGTAGTCGGTCAGCAGGGACTTCTCCCCGATGACCACGCTCTGAATCATGTCCGCCGCCTCCCGCAGGGCCAGGCCGGCCCCGTCGTCGAAGAATACGAAGATTTTCCCGGTGTTGAGGAGGGTCTGCTGGACGGCCCCCTCGATGATATCCAGGCAGGTCTTTTCCCGCTGGATGTAGGAGGGAAGCGCGCAGCCGGTGTCGGCCAGGGTGCCGGTATCCAGCTGGAGGTCCCCGGCGATCTGGGCGATGATGCCTCCGGCGGTCTGGCCGTAGAAGGCATAGGAGGCGCTGGCCTTGAGATAGCGGAGCCGGTCGTAGCACGTCACGTCGATCACGCCCCAGCGGTCCTTGCTCTTGGTGAATACCCAGCCGTAGAAAATCAGCTGGCCGTCTATGGAGAAGCGGACGGGATCACCCTCGAAGAAGGACAGGTCCCCGGACTTTATCAGCGTAAATTTCAGCGTCCCCGGGGAGCCGGTGCGGTTGGTGGTATAGGTAATCCGCTGGGTGCTGCGGGAGATCTCCCAGACCTTGCCGCTGGATTTGCTGGAAATGAGAAGCTCCGCCGTCATGAGGCCACCACCTGCAGGCTGTCCTTTGACATCCACCCCAGCACTCCGCCCTGCTCACTTTTGACAAGCACAGGGCGGGGCCGGGTGGGGTCGGTCTCGATGATGCGGCCCACCACTACCCGCCGCCCGCTGCCGTTTCCGTGGGGTTCCGAACCGTAGCTGTCGTAGTACCAGGAGCCGTTGGCCTGGCACGTACAGCCCACGTAGAGCTGCCCCGCCGGGATGTCCCGGGCAATCTCCGGCGTGACCGTCAGGGGCGCGGCGGCGTTCCGGGTGGTGCTGGCCTCCTGCCGGACGGAGATGGTCTGGGGGGAGTAGTCCCGGTACTCCGTCAGGGACAGCTCGTAGTAAAAATCCCCCGTCTCCCCGCCCCGCTCCTCGAAGGAGAAGTCGGAGACCAGCACCTGGAAGCCCGTGTCGCCGGTCATGTACGGGGAGCCGTCCTCGTAGTACCGCACCGGTGTATAGAGAATGGGCACCTTGTCGTCCATGGCCTTCTGGAAGAAGCCGATATAGAACTCCGGTTCCAGGAAGTCCCCGGAGGTGAGCACATAGGGAGCCGTCCGTCCGGGGAAGAGGCTGGAAATTTTGACGGTTCTGGGCTTCGGCGTGCGGGGGACGGTGATTGGGCCGATGCCCAGGACGTTGTAGCTCTGGTCGTTCCCCGGTTTCTCCTGAGGGAGCTTCGCCGGGTTGACGGGGAGACGGAGGACCAGGCCGTCCCGGGTGAAGAACAGTCCGAAATTATTCGCCATAGCCTGCCTCCTCAGAATGCCCGGGCGGTGGTCAGCACCGACCCCGCCGCCGCCTGCTCCAGGAGGATGTCCCGGATGGTGTTGGCCAGGGCCTGCCGGTCCGCCTGGGTGCTGCCGGTGTTGGCGCCGCTGACGTTGATGACGGGCGTCTGGGCGGTGAGGTTGATGTTGTTGACGTACCGCCGCTCCGCCATGTCCACAAGGGCTTTGATATCCTCCTGCTCCAGGGCTACCTCCCGGCGCAGGGCTCCGGTATCGGCGCTGATATTCTCCAGCTGTCCCGCTATCGCCGAGTTGTCCAGCATGGAGGCGTAGTCAAAGCCGCCTCCGCCGAGACTGGAGACAATGTCCGACAGGCTGAAATTCTCAATGGCGTTAGCCGCGCTGCGGCCCTTGGCGGACCAGTCCGTCCAGGCGTTGCTGTAATCAACGAAGTCCCAGGCCTTGACGTACTCCTTCCAGCCGCTGGCGTCCTTTGCATTTTGGGATGCACTCTTGACCATATTATAGACGCTGTCGATGCCGCCTGTGAGGCTGACCTCCATGCCGGGGATCTTGTTGATAAGGTCCTCCATGCCGTGGGCGATATTGGAGAAGTAGCCCAGGACAGTCTGGGCCATGTCCAGGAACAGGATCTCCACGGACGCCACCGGGTCGTTGAGGAAGTTCCCGAAGAAATTGGCAAACCGGGCAAATCCGTTCTGGGCCGGGACGATAAAGTTGTTCATGGCAAAGGCGTACATCAGACCGAACACCCCGCCCACCACGCCGCCGATATCCTCCCAGGTGGCCCCCATCCATCGCGCCGCGGCAACCATAAGATAGATCGTTCCAATGACAGCCAGAAGCGGCCAGTTGGCGGCGAGCCAGGCCGCAGCGGAGGCCGCGGCAGAGGAAACCATAGCCGTTCCGGAGGCCACAGCCGATTGAACCATAGCCACTCCAATGAGCACAGCCCCCGTTATGAGTATGGCGGAAACCGTGTCCCAGTTCTGGACAATCAGCTCCGCTCCGCTCTGCGCGAGCCCCACCAGCCAGGAAATTCCCTCTCCCGCCAGCCTGGCCCCATTCAGCAGTCCGTTGAAGGCCTGCTGTCCGGTGTCGCTGTTGAGGAAGGCGCTCAGCTCCTCCAGCCCCGGGCGCACGGCGTGAATGAATTCATTCCGGAACATGGTCCCCATCTGGGAGAAGGTCAGGGGCATCTTGTTGAACGCCTCGTCCGTCCGCTCCGCCGCATTCAGCAGGGCGTTTTTGACAGTGTCCGCCGTTATAGCGCCCTCGGAGGCCAGCTCCCGCATCTCCCCTGTGGTCACACCCATATATTCCGCGATGGTCTGGGCGATCATGGGCGTCTGCTCCAGGACGGAGTTGAGCTCCTCGCCCCGGAGGACGCCGGAGGACAGGGCCTGGGTCAGCTGGAGCATGGCCCCCTGCGCTCCGGCGGCGGAGGCCCCGGAGAGGACCATCTGTTTGTTGATCTGCTCCGCGAAGGCCACCAGCTCCTCATTTGACGCAAAGGCCTCGCGGGCCAGCGTCCCCAGCTTCGCCACAAAGTCCGCCGTGTCTGCGTACACGCCCCGGGAGCGCATGGCGGACTGATAGATCATCTCCTGGAGCTCCGCCGTGGTTTGCATTCCATAGTTCATCCGGTCCAGCCGGGCGTTGGTCTGGGAGAGGGTGTCCGACAGGCCTGCCAGCTTCCCCACGCTCCGCAGGCTGAGATACGCGCCGGCCAGCCGTGTAATGGTCCCCGTCAGCCGGGAGGCCTGCTGGTCTGTGCTCCGGAACGCCTCCGCCGCGCCCCGGGAGGACCGGGCCGCTTTCTCCGCATCCTCAGAGACGGCCCGATACTGGGCCTCCAGGTCCCGAATGGTGCCCCCCAGCCGTTCCATGCGGTTGTCCAGCTGGGCAAACTGCTGGGTATTCTGCATTCCGGCGGCGGCCATAGCCTCCTGCCGCCGGACCCCGGCGGCAAATTCCCCGTTGAGGGCGATGAGCCGCCGGTCCAGTCCAGACAGGACTGTCTGATAGTTCCGGGCTGACATCTGTGCCTGCTGGGTAGCGCCCGCCGCCCGGTCCCCCAGCCGGATGTAGTTTGTAAAGGCCGCGGAAAAACGGTCCTCCATGGTCAGCGTCTCCCGTATAGCTGCCATCAGCCCACCTCCTCGCTGTTTGCCTTAGGCCGGGAGGCCATCTCCTTGCGGACCATCGCCGCCACCAGGAGCCTTTCCCGATAGGGCAGATCCGCGTACCGGGAGGGGGGCCAGCCCAGGTTGACAAAGCAGTAATAGGCAACCATCGCCTCGCCGTCCGGGCTGTCCCCGCCAATCAGTTTTTTGCCTCGTCCTCCAGCGCCTCCGCCGCCCCGGCGTCAAAGCCGGAAAGCGCCATAATCTCCCGCAGGAGGGCGTCGTACTCCCCGGCCAGGAGCATTTTCCCCGGGACCTGGGTGGGAATTTTGGTGCCATAGGCCTCGCAGACCTCGGCGCTGGAGAAGTCCGGCTCCAGGGTGGCGGCAACAATCAGCTCCCGGTTGAGCTGCGCTGCGTCCAGATACTCCTGCCGCTGGCCCCGGACCTTCTGGACCCGGCGGCACTTGGCAGTCAGGGCGTCGTTCTGCTCCTGGGTGATGGCCCGGATTGTGAAGGGGACCGGGTTCCCCGCTTCATCCTTGAAGCGGCTGGAGATGATGACCTCCTTGACTTCGCCAAGATCGACGGGATGAAGAAACGCGTTTAATCTGCTCATAGGCACCTCCTGTTAATTGCCCAGCCGCTCCGGGTCGCGGAAGGCCTGGAGCCGGGCGACGTCGGTATAGCTGAAGTTGAAATCGTAGTTGAGCATGGCCTCCTGGTCGTCCAGGATGGAAATGGGGATGTCCCCGGTGAGGGTACAGCCGTAGTAGGCCATGGCCTGCTCGCCGACACTGACGGTGGGGTCGCTGTTGGTAATCTGGATGTCAAACTGGGTCATTTTGCCCGTGTTGATGTACTCGAGAACCATGTCGGTGAAGATGTTGCTGCCATAGTAGATATTCCCGGTGCCGGTGAGCTTGGCCCCGTTGGGCTTCTGCTGGATCTTCCGGGTGCCGATGACCCGCATATCCTGGCTCTGGATGCTGGCGGTGGTCTTGATGTTCTTCATGCAGGCCACCTCATAATTTTTGCCGTCCACGGTGATGACGATGGTGCCCTCCGCGCCGTTGACGGTATCCTTTGCCAATAAATAACTCATAGCCGCGCCTCCCTTACGAGACCGAGACGGTCAGATAAATTTTCTCGATGCTGCCCACGACCTGGAAGGCCACGTTGACCAGCACGGAGTTGATATCCGCCCCGGGCAGCACCTCCACGTCGTCGGGTGAGAAGTTCTCGATAGCCTCCGCCGACTGCATCTCCAGGAGATAGCCCACAATCCGGCCCTTGAACTGCCGGCGTCCGGCATCGTTGTTGTTGACCACGCCGATGAAGCCCCGCCGGAACATTTTATAGATGTCGTTGGCGAAGGGATTGCACAGCCGGACCGTCCGGTTGTAGCGGAACACCTCCCCGGTCTCGGGGGTGAAGGCGGTCAGGGAGTTGATGTCCTGCTCGATGACCACGTCCCCGTCGTCCGCCGAGAGGAGCAGCTGTCCGTCCTCCAGCCCCTGGCCGATCTGGCTGTCCGTCAGAAGCGGCGACACCGCCGCCGCGCCGGGGGAGGCTGCATAGGTCAGGCTCTGGTTGTACAGTGCCCCCGCCTGGGCCCCGCCCACCCACCAGGCGGTCTGGGCCGGCGTGAGGACCGTGCCGTCGGTGAGGGTGACCCCGGATACCACGTTGATGACGTACTGGCTGTTGGGGGATTTCATGTTGGCGGTGACCAGCTGGGCGTATTTGCCGCTGTCCTCCGCCAGGCGCTTGACAAACGCCGCCATGGCCTGCTGGACGTTGGCGTCGGTGCCGTCGTAGATGAGGATATCGAACCTGTACGGCTCCAGGGCCGTCAGAAACGCCGACCACGCCTCCGCCAGGACCGTGCCGTCCAGCCCCCCGGTGAGGGGCAGGCCGCCGGACGCCGCCAGGGGGCCGTCCCCGCTGAAGGTGACCCAGGCGTTGGCCGTCAGGCCGGATGGGGCGGCGGCCTCCTGGGTGTCCACCACCGCGCCGTCCACCAGGGTGGAGACCAGGAAGCTGCCGGGCTCCTCCCCGCCCGCCGCCTCGAGGGTGACGGTGATATCGTTCCCCCGGGTGCCGGGGTACCTTGCCGTGACCGTCAGAGCGCCCTCCTCCAGCTGCGCCGAGGCCGCGGCGGAGCCGGTGGCCGGGGGGCGGCAGAGCAGGACCTGCTTGGGTGCCGCCGTGCGGTCCGTACCCTTGAAAATCTCCGTCAGGAAGCGGTTGTTTTCGCTGCCGGCGGGGTAGCCGGTATAGGGGGTGGGGTCCGCGCCGGCCTCCACGGTCTGCACCGTCCCCACAGGGCCCCAGCGCAGGGGCTCGCAGATGGCCGCGGTGCCCCGGTCGCCAATGTTGGCGGCGGGCTCGCCGGCGGAGCGGAAGCGGATGTAGATGCCCGGGCGCTTCTTGTTCTGGGTGGTCCAGGTGCCGCCTGCCATTACGACCCCCTCCTCTCGATTGTGTTCTCTGCCATAATGACCTCCTCTTGGTAGTCCATGCGCTCCATGGGGTTGAACGCCTCCGGCAGGAAGACGAACACCCGAAGCTCGAATTTGTAGTGTAATGCGTCCGCGTCAATGCGCCACTCCCGGTCGTAGGTCCGCAGGAGGGTGGTGTCCGCGCCGTCGGTATAGGGGAACGTCTCCAGCACCAGGTCCAGGGCCTCCGCCGCCTTCTGGTAGCGCCGCTGGAGGTCCGTCAGGTTGTAGTCCTCCAGGTAAGTGAGGTCCAGCCCGATCCGGCGGAGCCAGCGGCCTCCCGTGCGCAGCTCCAGATAGGCGTACCGCTGCTGGAGGAACGCGCAGGGCATGGCGCTGTCCTGCTGGTTGGGGTCCTCGTAGAAGGTGACCCCCGGCAGGACCGGAGCCAGATAGTCCGCCAGGGAGCGGGCCACGGTGGTGATGGTGAAATTCATTCCAGAAGCCTCCGGATCTCATCGTCCAGCATGGCAAGGCAGGCCTTTTCATAGGCTTCCCTAGCCTTGTCCACCATGAACTCCCCCTTGACGTACCTGGTCTTGGTGCCGACTACCAGGCCGCCGGTTTTCTGCGCGGCCATTTTGGGATCGTACTCCAGCAGCCCCGAATACGGATTGATGTACAGTCCCGGAACAAAGTGCCGGTCCATGGGGTGTCCCTGGTCCACATAGGAAGCGTACTCCATATCATTAGCGAGAACGGTACTGAGCTGCGTCCCATCCGCACTTGCTTCTGGTTCGAGCTGGCTGTCGGAGGCCCAATGCGCTTTCAGCTGGCCCGTGATCGTGTTTGCCCCGATGTAGGGGCCGCGACCTGTGTCAGCCTTGGGCGGGGTGGCGTCCTGAGCGGCCTCTATCGCCCGGAGCGTGGCTTTCTTCTGCACGCGGTACAGGACCGAAGGCAGGTCCGCCTGGGCCTTCTTCAGCTGCTGGATTCGCTGCTGCAAGCTGACTGTATAACTCATTTCACCCGCTCCTCCTGTAACAGCGGAATCTCCTGGTGGGCCAGGCCGGGGATCACCGCCCCGAAGGGCTCAAAGAAGTGATTCGGGTCTGCCGCAAAGGCCCGCGTTTCCGGCAGCGCCTTTCCAAGGCCCTTCCCCCGGAAGATCCGCAGCTCGTCCCCGGCCTGGACATCCACGCTGTTGTCACACTGGACCCAGTCCTTCTGGGCCGAGGCGGCGGCGGTCTGGTTCAGCTCCAGCCGGGCGGCGTCCGTCTGGTAGACCCGGCAGGGGATGTCCTCCGCGATTTTCCGCCGCTCGTGGCGGGTCAGAGCGCCGTCCCTGACCGGCTGTACCCGGTAGATGTCCATGCGGTCTGTATACCAGTCTCTGAAATTCATATCACGTAAGTCCCTCCCATTCCCACCAGCCGCGCCTTTGTGGCCAGGAGCTGGCCGTACTGGGTGGCGTTGAGGTCCCCCCAGCTCTCCGTGGCCTTCGTCAGCGGGTCCGTGTCGTAGGTCACGCTGTCCTGCCCCAGCTTCGCCGAGCGCATGACCCCCACCAGGGCCCCGGTAGCCGCCGCCTCCGCCGGAGTGGCGGAGCTCTCCGCGAAGGTGCGCAGGTAGAGCGTGGCCTGATGGGCCGCGTACAGCCCGCAGGCGTACCGCCAGCCGTCGGTCCACTTGTCCGGCTGGATGGCGGCGTTGGCCTGGCGGATGAACTCCTCCAGCATCGTTTCGGGCACCAGGCCCGTCCCGTTATCCTTGAAAAACTGGGGGAAATCCGCCCGGAAACTTCCCCCTTGGGTGGCCCCCCTGCTTTTGCCGGATTTTGCAC